TGGGGCAGGCCCGCCGGCCAAATCGACAGATACGTCAGAGGTCCGTGCGGAACGACCGTAATGTTGAGCGAATATGCTAATGCCGAAACAGGCACGCCACACCCACTGGCAAGCGGCGAGAAGGTGCGTGTCGAGTTTCCCGGCAGGAAAGGCGGCCCTAACGCTCCGTTGAATCCGTTTCCCCGGGTGTCCGCTACCCGACAAGGCGTAACCGTGTACAAAGACAGTCCATTGGAAATCGCTGCTCCGAAATACCCGTCAATATCAACAATCACGTCCGTGTCATTGCTAGCGTATATATTAATCGCGCCATCCGTTCCAGCTGGAACGATCGCAGCGTTGGCTACTACGCGGCCGTCCAATGCGTTTAGAGTGGAAACGACTGGCTGGGGCAGGCCCGCCGGCCAAATCGACAGATACGTCAGAGGTCCGTGCGGAACGACCGTAATGTTGAGCGAATAGGCCAATGCCGAAACAGGCACGCCACACCCGCTGGCAAGTAGCGGGAAAGTCCGTGTCGTATTGGCCGCCATATAGGGAGGGCCAAATGCACCACTGAAGCCACTGCCGCGAGTATCTACAAGACGGCATGGAGTCATCTGGGCGAATGACAATTCTCCCGACTGGGGAAGGAATTGGGTTGGCGGCAAGGCGGCGTTGGAGATTCGTACGTCTTGAACGATCCCTTGGAAGTATTCTTGATAGTTCGCACTTTGGACGTTACAAATCCCAAGACCAGGATTGCTCGTTGAGTCCAATGTGCCAAAGGGACGAATACCTGTGTACAAATAGGCAACCTGCTGACCATTGACGTAGACTTGCTGCAGGCCGGTCGTAGCGTCCAGCGTGCCGGCAACATGTATGGTTTGCCCCTGGGGAAGAGGACTTGGAGACATGACTTCTGAGATCTGGTTCTGCTGCTTCGAGATGTGGAATAGAAGTCGCCCATCATTCGTTACCGCCAGGTAATAAGGATCAAGTCCTCCTCTGTCGTCTCCCCTAAAAACGATCTGGTGTGCAAACTGCCCACCCGGCAGGCCCTGGATTTGGATCGTGGCTTCCAGCGTGATGCTTTGAGTAAGTGCGAATAACGGATTGTCTGCAATGAAAACGCGGTCGTCAACGCCATTGCAGCTCAGCCCGCTACTCTGAAAAACGCCACGACCGATCGGCACGCCGTTCAAACCGTTGCCGGACGAATCAAGAAGGTTGCTGGTAAGTCGCCAGTATGCGACCGTCGTATTATTGGGCGAAACGGCAAGCGCCTGAAGACAGGTAGTGATCAGCAAAATCAAGAGAGCTAGCGGCCGCATTTCTGAAATCCTTTCCAAACTGGTTTTTGTAAGCTTATCACGCTCCGCGATTATCGAGGAGTCTTGAACTTGGCAAGACCTAGTTCTGGGAGCGTGGCCTTTTCAACAATTGATTTCACTGCCACATCGATACCACGAGGGAGTTTCTGACCACCTTTCCCGTCACGAGCGTTGCGGTTTCTTTCAGGCGCAAAACACACGATGCCTCAGCCGCGTCTCAAGCCTCGCCTTCAGGGGCTAAAACTGGCTCATGTCATCGCGGAGATCCTCGGTCGGTAACGGTTTTTCATTTGACGTTGACGTCTTGCCTTGTGAGTCTCATGAGTACCCTTTTGTGCAACGTCGCGTCGTCCATTCTCAACGGAAAGCGCGCCTATACGCGGATTGGACCCGGTTCAGCTCCGGGCGCATCGTTAAAATTAATCCGTCCAAATTTGCTTAGACCCAAACTCAGCGCAAGCGCCTCATAATCAAACAGTTTGGCCGTAAGTTCGACATGAATAGTCCAATCTGTGCGCGCATCCTTAACGATTCCAAGCAATTTACGCTCGCGCGGGCATCACGATTGGCCAGTTATGTCGGCACGTACAGAGGATCCGCAGATTCTCGATCACCGAGCGATAACCGCAGGTTGCCGTCACCCGTCACCCGCCGCCCACCGCGCTCGGGTCCGTGTTCAGGAGGGAAGATTGCCGATAAGCGTCGTTAAGATCGCGATTCAAGACCAAAGCTGCAACGTCAAATCGGCGCCCGGGAACACCAAGCCGACGCTCACAAGGTCTACTGTCACTACCGCCCCCTGCGGCACGTCCCAAGTCACTCTGGCTGCCTCGGCAGCAGAGCCATCGGCAACCGCAATTCTACCGAGCTCCCATCCACCCGCGGATACCCGCAAAGCAATCGGAGCACCTAATGGCGCCTGTTTCACCAGCACTGAAGCATTCCTAAAACTCCTCAACGTGGGAAAGCTGATCAGCGGTGTGGCACTTGACTCAATCGCGAGCACACCCGGTACGGTTAAAACCAACGTGCCAGTCGTAGGAGTGCTCGCGCCGGCGTCGACTTGAGCTGGGGTCGCCTGTCCGATTGCCGTGTACCGTTTGTCCGCCATGCGCAGGTTAAGCGCATCCTGCGCATTGATTGCATCGCCGAGCGCTACAATCCGAAACTCCGCCATATTGATGTCGCCCGGCTGTTGTGTGCCGCGCTGTCCGATCGACTGCGCCAGGCGCCGCAAGCGGTCGTTGAGGGCCTGAATGAGTTGATCCCCACTCAGGCCCTGCGGCAAGTCCACGAAACCGGGAGTAGGAAGCTGCGACGGCATGCCCGCTTACTCGATCGCGTCCGCCGGCAGGTCCACCCAGGTGAACTCCTCGGGCGTGGCCCGCACCGGCATCTGGATATTGGCCCACTCGTCCGGTGTGCGCTCCAGCGGCACATCACGCCAGGTCCACTCCGTCTCCGTCGTGCCGAGGCCTCGCCCGAAGACGCGCACCTCGAACAGACGCGCCACATACGGACCGCTCAGACGAAACTTTTGCAGCTGCCCTTTGACCGTGCCCGGCACGCGCGCGTAAATCGGAGCGCGCCCTGCGGTGGTCGCGGGAGTGTTGACGTTGAAGCTGGCCACCGTGCGCAGATCGCCGCCGGGAAGCTCCACCAGCATCTCGAACAGCATGGGGCCGGCCGTCTGCGCCACCACCGCCACCTCGCGGAACATCGCAATGCCACCGAACAAATCGAGAGGCTGCGTCTCCCAGCGCTCGCCGCGGGTGCCATCGAAGTACACGCCAAGGACGCGGGCCCGGAACTGCGCCCGACCGTGCAGGCGAAGCACGCCGCCCGGTGGAGGGAAAAGCTGCACCCGAAACAGCTGGCCACACGGTAGCGTATCGGCGGCACCCTCGAAGGCGAACACCCTGGGAGCCCGCACCTGCATCGGCAGCGGCATCGCTCGGGCGATCGCCAGCGCGTTGCCCGGCAGGTCCGACCAGAGAGACACCTGGCCCGGTCCTTGCCCTCCCGTCGTGTCGTAGTCCAGCATGAGGTCCTTAAGTTCGCCCACGCGACCAGGCGCTACCGAGAACTCCGGCGATTGATAAAACTCGCCGGCAGTGGAGTCGATGTACTCGCCAATGACGCGCTGCCGCACGCGGAAACGGTGCGCTTGGAACGGAGCGCCGACCAAAGTAAAGCGGAAGTTACGCCCTTCGACAATCGCAGCCAGGCGCGAACGCACGTTGCCCCTGCCGTTCGGTGCCATCAGAATACCGTTGTCGCGCACCAGGAGTGTATTGCCGGGTAAATCGCTGAAGAGTTGCCGTGTAAGCGTCTGGCCGTTACCCGTGGCGTACAGCTCGAGATAGTCAACCTGCTTGACGCGCTCGGCCTGGCCCAGGTCGAAGAAGCCCGAATCGAAGGTCTCGCCCACGCGCTCCTCGGGGTACCAGTGCAGATAGGTGCCGTAAATAATGCACGTGGTGTTAACGTCCCCCTCGATGCGCACCGCGGCATTCTTAGCGCGGTAGTCGTTCAGCCAGAAGACCGCCGTCGTGCGGCCGAGGTTCGAGAGTTCCCCCACCGGCACCTTCGTGCCGTTGTCGTACACCAGGCAAACGAGCAGCGTCGAAGGGGAACTTTCCGCGCCGACCGCCGTCGTGAAGTCCACCTCCAGGTCGGCGTATCGCTTGTAATGGTCAGGCAGGCCCTGGTCGGAAAACCGCGATTGCCAAGCGACATGAATGAACTGGCCGGCATCATCGGTGCCGATCTCCAGATGGTAAATGCACCCGCCGCCGTTCGGAGTCGCAGCCGTCGCACCGCCCATCAGGAAGTATGGCCCGCCCTCATAGCGCAGCGCCGTGAAGCCGCCGGTACCCGGCACTCCCGCCGACATCCGCATGCGCGACCAGCGATAGGTCGGCAGCGCGCCGAACGCCACGGCGCCCGGTATTTGGCAAATCAGCGTCACGTTGTTGACCACTTGCCCCTGCTCGGTGTAGCTCAGATACAGACGATCGTTCACCAGTTCGAGCACCATACCCGACTTATCCGAGGACATCGGCGGCATGAACTCTCCGTCTGCCAACTGCACCCAATCGCCTTTAAAAATCGGGTCGAGTTCGGGCGATATCTTCTGTTTGTAGTCGTAAGTGCGCAGGTACACACCCTCGGGACCGACGAAGTAGTCGAGCATGCCCGCATTCACGACCGCCTGCTCGCCCACCAGGCCCACCGTGGCATCGGCCAACTCCGGATCCACGTTGTTCGGATCCCCGGGGAGCCGCCACAGCGAACGCTGTTTGTACAGCAGCAGCATCTGGGTGTGATTCGTCATGGCCAACAGCTCGTCATCATCTGAGCCTGCATCTTCCCACTGCCCGATGTCGGAATCATCGGCGCCCGGAAAGAACCATGGCTGCCCCGATGGCGTCCAGAAATAGCGCGCCGGGTGATCGTCGGAGCGAAACGCGATAAGCTTGCCGAGGAACGGACCCATCACGCCGCGGGCCGGTGGAGGAGGCGTGCGGTTGAGCGGCATCACCACGCCCTCGTTCTGCGCGTCCGTGGTCGCCGTGGTGTCGAAAAACTGAGTCGTGACGTTGTCGCTAATTTTGCCCACCAGCAGGGCCTGCGTCGAGCCGAAGCCCACGCGGTAAATCCAGCGCTCCGTCACTTGTGGATCGGGCGAGATGGGAATCTGTGTTAACGCTACGCTCTGAGTCTGGACCGCCACGGTGTTCGAGACCGGCGAGGGGTTGCTGTCCTCGCCGTCCGCGTTTGCAAACGAAACATAGTATTCGCCCGAGCCCGTCAGTGAGCCACCCACATTTCCCACGAAGCACGCGAAATCCAGGTTGATCGTACAAGCCGTGTTGGCATGAATCTCCACCTGGATGCCCGATACTGCCGACCAGTCAATGCCAGGCAGCGGCACGCCGCCCGCGATGGCATACTTGCCCATGTCGGGCCCCTGCGTGACCTGTACGATATTGGTCTCGACGCGGCCGCCGTAAATCTCGGTGAAGTGCGGCATTGCTCGCCGTGCGTCCTCTTGCGCCAGCAGGTCCGCCAGGGCCTGCGGATCCGCAACCATGAAGTTCATGGCGTCATCCGGCGGGATGTTCTTGAAGTACGGGACCATCGGGATGTTGTTGCCCTGCTGGTTCCAGTAATCCCAGTTGAAGCAGCGCAGCAATTCGAGCAGCGTCCAGCTATTCGCGAGCGCGCCCAGCGCAGATCCAGGAATCGTGCAGTAGGCGCGCGCGATGTCCGCCGGCAAGTACGGCACGTTCCTCTGCTGCCCGTCCAAGTAGGCGTCGCCGCCCGACCACAGTGTGATCCGGATCCAGTCGACCGCTGCCGGGTTGTCGACCCGCAGCCACACGCGAAACTGATCGTCATCCGCGGCTACGTCGCCGTTGCGCGTATCCGCCGCGGCGTTGCGCGTCACCTGTAGGTTGTCGGTCACGCCCCACAAGCCCGGTGTTGTCGCGTTCATTTTGAGGCTTGCGGCGCCCTCCTGGAAATTCAAGGCATCGAACTCGCCCATCGCCACGCGCTGCTCGATTTCATACGACAACCCGTCCGCGCTCGCATAGGGAAAGTCACCGCTCATGGTTAGCTGCGTGGGACTATCGACCGACAGAACGCCCGCCCACAATTCGAACTGATTGCCGTTCGGCAAAGGCCCCGTAATCGTGATGTTGAGACCCACCATGCTCTGGTCCCAATTGGTGCCCGTCCCGATCAGTACCGGCGAGCCGAGCGTTGCCGCGACGGTGCCCGCTTTGACGGTCCGCAGCACCTGCCAGGCGTTGACATGCGCCGCTCCACTCGAGTCCTGCTGCCAAATTTGCATGCCATCCGGCACCTCGCCCGAGCCGTTCCATCCCTCGATGCTGATGAAATTCTGCGCGCCCGCCGAGGCCACCGGCGCCGTTGCCGGCGCATCGATGCCCCACTTCCGCGCCGTGGCCATATCGACGCGCAACTGCTTCGCGCGATTCATGACCCATGCCGCACCTTCGGCGAACGCAATGCCGAGCGGGTTGCCATCGAAGCCCGAAGCCACCACAGTATCGGCGCCCGCACCCCAGCGCAATTCCGTGCCGATACCCGAATACCGATTGTTACCAGCTCGAGCGAGGGTGTGAAACTTACCGCTGCCAACCGGTCCGGCTTCGAGAATCGCGCCCCGCCGCGAGCGCAGTTGCCCGACCTGGTCGACCCTCCAGTTATCGAGCAACACCGCGTCGCCATCCGGCACTTTGTCCGACGGTGGCAGCAGGTTCAATGAACCGGACAGCACACGCTGCTTCTCGTTGCGCGAGGCCATTACTCCGCCGCCCCCCAGTATTGCCGCATAGTGTCCTCCAGCATGCCGAGAACACGACGAAACCACGCCGCCGTCTCTGGCATCGCTGCCTTCGTTTCGGCTGCGCGCGCCTCCGCGATGGCGTAGAAGGCGAAGTACTCCCACAGCACAGTCGGCACCGCCGCGAGCGCATTGCCCAGGTTGACCGTCGACGGCACATAATGCCGCAACAGGCCGATGGCCTGGCCGGCGCTTCCCCCGTCGGGCGCTGGATAGAGCAGCAGCAACTGGAGCCCCTGCGAGTCCTGCGCAAACGCCCCTGGAGGGCCTACCGCCGTGGGCCAGGAAGCATCGAGCGCCTCCAGTTCGTGCACCGTACGCGCGCGCAGCACCTTGCCGCCCAGGTCGCACTGCAATGTCGCTACGTGCCCCGCGGGAAGCCCATAGGAGCCATTTGCCAGACCGGCGGTAAGTGATGTGTTGTACTCGGCAAACAACGCCACGCGGCGCGCCAGGCGTTCGGTCGCTTCATCGAGCCAGCGGTAAAGCTCATCCTGAGACCAGAACACCAGATCGGACGCGCCCGAGGCACCCAGTAGCGGGTAGACCTCCGCCAGCACCGTGGCCAGGTTGAGCGGTCCGCTGTGCGGTGCCGGTGCCGGCTGCGGTTGCGGCTGCGCCGGCGCGGGATTAAACAGCAGCGAGAGCATTGGGCTACTCCTCGGCGCGCCGGAGTAGCCGGCTGTGAAGATGATCAGGCATCCCACCCCCACGCCACGATGTCGCCCGCCGCGCCCGCGCCCGAGTCGTAACGCAGCACATGGTTGACGGCGGAGAGGGGAATCGGCGCCGCTGGTGTGATCACCACCGGGCTCGATCCGAGCGTGCCGTAATAGAGCATATTGGCGTCGGCGCTGGTGTCGTCATACACCTTGAGTTGGCCCGCGGCAGAAGGTGTGATGACCAGCCCCTGGACGTAGGAGATCTTGCCCGCCGCTGGCGTGTGGATAGCCTGCGCCGACTGTCCCGCGCCATACCCCACGTGGATCTTCCACACCGCGCCCCACACCGCAGGGCCGGGCGCAGTCGGCAGCGGGTTCGTAGGCGCATAGCTGTAACCGCCGCCATCCGAGATGCTGACCTTGGGCGTTCCGGCGCCCACACTGGGCCACAGGACTCCGCCCACCTGCGCGACATTGACCGGCTGCAACGTGGCGCCCGTGGGATCCACTCGCAGCGGGTTCGCGGCCGAGCCGCCTTGAACCGCACCGCCAGGCGCAGCAAGCGCAATGCCCACCATTGGTACGGTGTCGATGCCTGCGCCAGTATCGTAATCGCCCGTTTTTGCTGGCGCCGCCGCCAGGCTGCCCGCCGGCAGGTTCGCGTTCACCGTGCCACTGACCGGCTGCGGTGTGGTGCCGACCGGATCCGTGCGCACCGGAGCGGCCGCGGTGCCGATCTCCGTGCCGTCCTGCCGCCGCAGGTTCGCGTGCATCGCGCGATTCGGCGTTATGCGCACCGCCGCCACCTGGCCCGCCGCCGGTGAACTTGCGCCGTCGTTGTACTCGCCGCCGATCGCATCGAGCATCGTGGCGCCTTCGGTGAAGGCAGACTTGTCCTGCACCGCGCCGGCGCCCGGCGTCGCGACCACATTCACGTTCAGCGCCTTCTGCCCGCCCACGGTCGCGATCGCCGCCACACCGTTCGCGCCATCGGTGATCTCGACTGGCCACGGGTTCGCGCCTGGTGCGCCTTGATTCGCGGCCACCGTGCCGCTCGCCGTCACCGGCAGTGCACTCGGAGCCGACACAGGTATGGGGTTCGGCGCACTTACCGGAATCGCGCTCGGAGCGCTGATGGGAAGGGGATTCGCCGCGCTCACCGGGAACGTCTGGCCCGCCTGCGGAGCCACCGTAACGTTGCCCTGCACCCGCGTGACATCCACCGGGATGCCGTGGGTGCCGTCGCCAACTACGGGGACACTGGCGCCATCGCCGCCGACGTCCAGCTTGACGACCTGGTAATCGATGTCGCCGACTTGGTTCACCGCGACGTTTGCGCCCGCTCCGGGCGTGACAGGAATCCCGCTATTTGCCATTGGTCAACACTCCAGCGAGCATTTTGCTGCGATCCATACGCGCCAGCTCGATCGGCAGCGCGTCGTAACCCTGTTCCCTGTTGCGCGCCCGCACGTGGCCGCCTAACGCCTGGCAGGCGTCCAGAAAGCGGTCCCACAGCGGCAGGGCCTTCTGAAACTGCGAGCCGCCCTCTTTCGCTCTCATGACGCAAATTGCCCCGTCTGCCAGCGCCGTGTGAAACTCCTGGGGCACCTCCGGGGTGTCGCCTGGTGTCACCAGCAACACCGGCGCCCGCGCATACGTGTAGTCGATCGAGCCGGAGGATGGCTGCTGATAAATGCCGATGAGATCGCAGCCTGCGAGCGCATACCGCACCGCGGGACCGGCACTCGTCGACCAGTAGGCATCGAGCGCCGCGAGATCCGAGAACCGCGAAGGCTTTAGCTTCGCTCCGCCCGTGACACGCAGCCGCAGCGGCAAAATCCAATCGGGGAACGCCGCCAGCATGCGATAGAACGACCAGCCCGGAGTAATCGGCAGCGTCGCGGTTTTCTCCAGGCACAGAGTCAGCAACACCATGAGCCGCTGCATACCATTCAACCAGGCGAGCGCCTCGGCCGCGGTGTAGAACACCGGAGCGGTGGGGTCTTCGCCGAGCCTCTCGAGAACTCGCGTCTGGAGGTCGGCCACTGTCATAGGTCGCCGTCCTCGTCGAAGTAATCGAGGTTGGAGTGCCGCCCGTGGTGATAGCCCGGCACGCTGGGATTGTGGCCCCGCAACTCGGGAGCTCGCCGCAGCGCTTGCGGTCCGCGCTGCAGCGCGTTAATCATGGCCATCTGGTTTACCAGCTTGGTAAAGCGCGCCTCATAGTCCTGCGCGCCCGCCAGGTTGCCCTGATGCCGCGCGATCTCCGCCCGCACGCCGGCTAGCAGCGCCGACGTCCGCACCCACGGCAGCACGCTCGCCGAGGTCTGCGCGGGATCCGGAGGGGTGGGGTCGTAGATGTAATCGACCGCAAACGCCAGCGTCTCGCCGGTGGGCGCCGGGGAGTCGGGAATCGGGTACAGCTCCACCTGCAGCAGCGGGGGATCACTCTGCGTGTCCCAGGTCGGCGCGGCGTAGCGCGGCATGCCGTACTCCGTGCGCCGCGGAAAACGCCGGTTCAGGTCGCCGGGCGTGCTGAGCGTGATCGGGACACCGGAATGCAGGGGACGCACCGCGCGAATGATGCGCGCCTCCGCCGGCATCGCAAACGTGTTGCGATCGACGCGATAAGACGTGCCACTGAGTGCGCTCTCCCCTTCGTAGGGCCGGTCGAGAATAATCTCGGTGGGGTTCATCACCTGCGCCACGATGTAGAACTCTGGCCCGTTCGCGAGGCGCACGAGCGAGCCCACCAGGTCGTCGGTCCACATGGTGCCGCTTCCCGACATCACGATAGAGCCCTGCGCCACCGCCGCCACGCTCTCCTGATGGCTGGCCGGCGATTGCAGCGTGATCTCCGCCTCCGCCCGCTTCCAGGGCAGGGTGTCCAGGATCTCGGTATAGCGGTCGCCGATCCAGCCGTCGATCAGCTCGAGGTCGAGGCCTGGCGCCAGCTTGGAGAGTCGGAGACGGAGTTGCCCGTAAGTCATGGCAGGGTGCGCGTGATATCGACCGCAAAGTCCATCCAGAAATACGGCTGCCCCGTGTATGAGCCGCCGCGATAAATCTGCAGCATCATCAGGTCGCCCGCCGCGCACACCACCGGAGCCGTCAGGTCAAAGTTGGTCATCTGGTTCGAGACAGTCGCAGAGACCGACACCGTCGCGCCGCCGGTCTGCGAACCGGAGTTAAACGCCGCGCCATTTGCGATGCAGCCCACCAGGGCTTGCATCGTGAGAGTGCTCGATGAGTCCGACCCGGGGAACCCTTTCACGTGCGCCGTGATCGCCGAGACGCCCGACGGCATTACGATCGGCACGCTCAAAGTGTCGCCGGTATTGTTCGACCTCAGCAGAAAAACGTGGCCCGAGCCGCCCACCGTCGGCACGTTATTGCATTGGTCGTTCCAGGAGCCGTCGTTGCTATACGCCCCGCCCTGGATCGGGCTTCCGGCGCCGCACACGCCCAGGCCATACTCTGTGTGGCTCACCAGCGTAGTCGCGCTGCCGCCGATCGAGCCCCAGGGATTCGCCGCGGTCGTGTCGATCGCGATGGTGGTTTGCCCGCCGCTCGTGACGCTCATCAGCCCCAGGCCGGTCGTGATGCTGGAGGTTGAGACGAAACTGCGGAAGTCGCCACCCGCTGCGTCCCACGTCCCGTTGGTCGCATGCCACAGCGCGAGCGGAATGCCGGTTGTGGGAAACGTCGTAATGCCGGAGACAACTGTGCAGTGTGCATCACAAGTCAGCCCCGTCTGGCCGCTCCCATCGGGCGCCAGGTTGTAGCCCACCGTCAGCACCCCGTTTGCAGCGATGTAAATGTAGGCATTCCCCGTGCCGTGCACAATCACGGCCGAGCCGCCCGTGCTGTAGGAGTAAACAGCGCTGCCTATCTGCGCATTGCACGGTGTCGTGAGCGTGCAACCTGCGCCGATCGTCAGGGTCGTGGAGTTCGCCAGCGCCACGCCGAAGTCGCCCAGTTGCCCCGCCATTGTGGCACCCACGCTGCTGCCGGTTGCTCCACCGCCGGCGGATCCACAAGCCCCGCTTGAGCCGTCGACATGCACGCAGTCGGAGAGATTCCCGGCGGCCGCTTCCAACATGCCGTTCGGGTCAATAACCGCCGTGCGGCTCGGTGCATAACCAGGACCCGCCGTGGGACGCGCATTGAGTGCCGGCGGCAGGCCTGGCACATCGTTGATGGAGCTCGCGACGCACTGACCCGTCGAGCCGTCGACATGCACGCAGTAATTGGCCACCCCGTTCGCCCCGTCGATGCTGCCTGCGGGGTTGATGATGGCCGCGCGTCCGGGGTTGAACGCGGGCCCGCGCGTGATGGCGTTGGGCGGCAGGGTCGCCGGGTTATTGCTCGGCTGGCGGAACGGCCCCGTGGGTTGCTGCCCGAGCGCCAGGGCCAGAACGAGCGCTGCAGCCAACCACCGCATCATCCGGGACTCACCGGGTAGAACTTCTGCACCGTGACCTTCAGCTGCCGATCGGCGCTCTGGTTCACGGGCGCCGCACTGGTGCCGCTTCGGATCTTGAGAAATGGGGCGCCCAGGAAGTCCTCGCGTTTCGCCTTACCGGCCGCGGTACCCTCGCCGATCGTGATCGAGACCGAGGCCGTGACTTGCGCCGTGACCTCGTTACCGGCATCGTCGTGCACGTCCTCGAAGTTGACGCCGTCCGTCGACTTCTGGAACGTCAGGGAGGCCGCGTCCCACCCCGCCGGCATGTCGATCGAGACGATCTCGCCCGCACCAATGTAGACCGCGGGCGAGAGTGATGTGCCGCTGGCGATCGTCGCCACCGGGTAGGAAAATGGGTAACCCATCGCTGTGAAGTTGTCGCCTTAGGGCCGCAGCACCGCCCAGGCGAAGTTAAACTGCCCGCTCGAGGGTAACGGCGTTCCGGTCGCGAAGTTGATGGGGTTGTACGCGTACACCGTGACGTTGCCCGCCGAGGAGACAAAGCCCACCAGCGCGTACAGATCGATCGGGCCGGTGCCGTGTTTGGGGTCCCCCGTTGGACTCACGACCACAAGGTCGGTCGTCTGCGCACCTGCCACCGGAAAAGCGTAACAGGGAACAGTGCCCGCCGTATTTGCGCCGGTCGTCGGCGCCGCCGCCGCGACTTTGCCCGATGCGACCAGCGTGGGAACACCCGACACCGCAGCCTTGAGGTTGCCAGCCGCGTCGAAGATTTCTACGTCAGCCTGGCCCGGTATCTTGATGTTGATTGGCCCACGTAGGGAAGTGCCCGGCCCCACCCTTACACCCCCGGCGTGCCATACACGCCGATATAGTTATTCCAGCCGTGCGACTTCTTATAGCGGAGTGCCGTCACGCCGACCTCGGTATCATCGTCCGTCCACGACTTCGTGTACGGCTTTTTGCGCCAGAACCACACCAGGCCTGTATCTTGCGGCTCAGCCACGATAAACCAGGCCGTCGTGCTCGTCAGGTATCGCCAGGTAAAGGGTTTCGGAATGCCGTCAATCGCCGCACCGAGCGGGTTGATGCTGCGGTCAGCAGTCGAGGGATCATCAGGCGATTTGGTAAGCGCGTGCGCCAGCCAGGCGTTGGTCGGATGAATGATGAGCTTTCGTGCAGGTACGTGGATGAACTCGCCTGACGGACGCTTCATTAGGCTGAACGCTGTAAGCGCCAGCTGTAGAGACAGCATGTCGAGATCGGCCGCGACCGCCAGGATATTGGCTTGCAGCCCTCCAACCTTGTAGAGAGGGTGCGATGCGCTGAACAACGGTACGCCGTCCGGCCCCGGATAGGCGGCATTGAAGCCGAGGTTGAAGGTGCTCGCGGCATCGAGCTCCTGCGTCTCGGAGCACGACCAGCCGAGATCTCTATGGCTGTTGCCGACCAGGTCCCACTTATCGTCTTCGACAACGTCGATCGTCGTCGGCACCGCCAGACCGAAGCGCGTATGCTGGAACGTTGATTTGAAGCCCTGCACCGGCTGATCCCTGCGTACAGCCTGGCCCTCGTTGATCACCGCGAAGCGGCCAACGCCCGAGACCTGGCTAAACTGCTCAATCGAGCGATTCGATGTGAGCACGTTGAAGATCTGTGAGTACTGCTGCGGATAGGGCCTGTAGCCGCGATCAATCACCGCCCGCAGCGCCGGCAGCATGGTCGTATTGTAGAAATCCGAAAAGTTCCCTGTGACTTCCATCGCTAAACTCCTGCCACCCCTGCCGACAACAGATGCTTATTAATGCGTACCTCGATACGGGCATTCGCTCCCGACGCGTTGTCTGGTTCGTTCAAGAGCTTGAACGTTTTAAGATCGAGCGTCGACGTCGTGGCGTGCGACGAATAGGCCAGCTGCGCCCCTGAGTTATCGCGCGTCACTCCGCCGCCGGCCGTGGTCAGCACCAGGTTGGCGTTTTGTCCGCGGTCGGCAGGCTCCTGGAAACCGCTATTCGTGCCATCGCTCGAGCCATCGTCCTGAATCTCGAAAATGGCATCGGGTGAAACCATGATGTTGTGGTTCGACAGCTGCGAGGCCGGCGCCCACTCCAACGCCACCCCCAGCAGGTATGTCGTGCCGGGCGTAATATCATGCGCCGCCGCCCCGAGGTAGCCCGTCACCAGCAGCGTCACCGGATCCCACTTAAAGATCGCGTACGCGTAGCCCGCCGGCTTGGTGTACTGCTCAAGCTGCGGTGCCCCACCGTTTAGGCACCGCATTAAAGGCCGCAGCCCGTGCGGATTGTTCACGTTCGACATGGCCTAGAGGCCTCCTTTGTGCCCCTGCTTATCCGCTGACAAGCACAGGCCTTGAGTTTGCATGTCCGTCTACACCTCCCCTGTGTCGTTTCAGTTGCGCTGCTTCGTGGGAGACGTCGCCGAATCGCGCGCGCCGCTCGGCAGCCAGACTAGGGAGGTGTGTGCCTCACGCGGGGTGTCCGGCCTTGTCGCTCCTTCTTTACTGCTCTGCCCTACTGCCCTACCAGAAACTCGTGTCGCAGTTCCTCGCCATCCTCAGACTGCATACCGGCCACATACTCCAGAGTGCCGCGCCTGCGAGCCAGGGAGCGCATATCGCGCTCACTCATGATCTGCTCGGTCTGTTCGCGGACTGTATCTTGAGCATCGACCATCATCTGCCGTGCGAGGGCCGCGTCTCGCTTCTCCCGCTTGATCGCTTCATCTTGCGGAATCACTCCGAGATACATATCCCCGAACATTACGGGGTTGCCCTCGGAATCCAGAACTTTTTCGTATCCGCGCGTACCGTGCACCGGGAAGGAACGAGGCGAGAGAAACCGCGGATGCTGGCCAGGTTGGACGTGCTGGTCCACCAGCTCCTTCATGGGATCGCCCATACCAGGCTCGGCCCCATCGAACTGGAAATCTCGAAAGCGCTCGATGCGCTTCGACTCTTCAGTGCGCACGATCTCCGCCGCGCGCTCCTGCTTGCCTTCGTTGTTCTCGGCTCTGCCTTGGTCGGTCTGCGCGTAGGGAACCAGGCCCCACAAATGCTCGGGTATCGGCTTGCCGGCAACGGTGAGCGTCGACCAATCAACCGTACCGGGTGGGAAGGAGCCCTCGGGTGCAACGAAGATCCTCGACTCGCCCACGCCCTGTGCCTGTGCTTTCTTCACGAACTTACCGCCCGCACCGCGCTCCGCCATTAGCGCCCGTTCCTTTCAGGGCGCGAGGCAAAGCGCCGGAAACCGTCCTCGCTGGCGCCAAACCGCGAGAGGTGCGACACGATTTGCCGCGCCTGCGGTGAGAGCATATCCGGACCCGGCTCGTCCTCGGTGTGCCCCGCCGCCGGCCGCTCCGGCATCTGCCGCTGGATACGTTCGCGCCGCGACTCGCGCTGCTCGCTGCCACTCGTTGCCGCCACTTTTGCCTCCAGGTCTAACTCCCGCTGCGCCATGCGCACCGCCGACAAAAGTGCCGCTGGCGAATCCTTCATTTTCGGATCGTCGGCCACCATCTGCCGGAAATGCACCTGCGCCGCCTTGAACAACGCGGATTGTTGGTTCTGCAGGTCCGGGTACTTGGCCAATTGCGCGTCGATGGCATTGTGCTGCTGCTGTTGTTGGAACCGCGCCTCAATGCGCTGCTCCAGTTGCTGCATGCGCTCATCGAATTGAGCCTGGGTCAGCACGCCGCGCGCCTTGAGTGCCTTCAGACCGCTTGCGCTCAGGTCGTCCAAAAACTTCTCGGGTTTCTCCGTCTCTTCTTCCGCCGCTGCGGTCGAACGCCGCTCGGGATCGCCCCGCGCAAAATCGTCGTCTTCGTAGGTCGAGTCGTCGTCCGCAGCCGGCTCAGCCGCAGCGCCGCGCGCCCGTTCAGCCCAGTAACGCTCCGAAGCGGTCAGCTCTTCGACGCGCTTGTTGGTCTGCTGGAGTTGCGCCTCCAGTTCATCGATGCGCTTCTGCTCGGGTGTCTTCTCCGGTTTCGCCTGCGGTGCCGGTTTCTCCGGTGCTGCTGGTACAGCGGGCTGCTCGTCATCCATGGGAAACGGAGCGCCCGGATCGATTTTTTCTTGAATTTCTTCTGCCACTCGCTTTGTTAATTGCCAGTCTTCCCAAACAACCGTTGGTCCACCGCCGGACGTTGCGGATCGTGAATCCGCTCCGCCCGGCGGTCTCCCGTATGGGGAGTTCTAGGCCGCTGCGGGGGCCACCTTACCAGCCCCGCCTTTCAGTTGCGCCACGATCTCTGCCAGCGCCGCGGTAATAGCCGTCTGGCTCTGGCTGATGTTGACGTTCGATTGCGAGAGTGCCTGCGCAAGCGTAACGTAGCCGGCGATGAGTTGGCCATTCTGCGCTGAGAGGTTGGTGAACACGGTGTCGAGCGACCCCGTGCCGGCGAGTTGAGCATTGACAGGTGCCTGGCCGTTCAGCACGTTGCCCGCCCCACGTTCGACGGGGTTGAGTTGATCCGTCCATAGGCCGTCCATGGCCACGTCGGCATGCTTCAACACCTGGGCCCGCGTCGAGACCGCTGCCTCGGCCGCGTCGGTGTTGATCTTGTGAATGGTCGTCAGGTTGTTACTGAGAGCCTGAATGGTTAGGTTGTTGAGCGCCGCCAGATCCTTCTGCGACTGATGGAATGCCGAAGACAGGAGCTTCCGTGCCTCGATGATTTCAGCGACTTCTTGAAACTGGTAGAGGTCATACGTTCGCTTGCGGTTGACTTCCCAAGCGGCCTGCGAGTCGCTGCCTTCCTGGGCGTTCTCCTGAGATCGGTTCTCAAAATCCTCTTGTGTGTCCGGAACCTTCGTATCCGGAATGGGGTCTGCCATACGGGATGTGCATCCTTTCGCTTGAATTGGGGAGAGCCTCGGATACTACGGCGAGATCCAACGGGAAGGCTTCCCCAGCCCATTAGTTGCCGCGGTTTATCGCAGCTTCCGCTCCAGGCCGAAACGCGTCGGACCGTAGAGGTCCTTGCGCTGCTCGACGTACTTGGCGTCGCAACGCGAGCAGAGCAGTTGGTACAACCCGTCCTTCCAATGCACGAACATGGACACGTGCGGTTCGGCGGTAGCGGCCGCCAGTTCCGCGAACGTAATGCCACACTCGCCACAGGCCTTGGGCGGATAGCCAGCCATGAACTCCAGCGCCGCTTGGTGCTTTTCTTGGCAGCGCCAGCACCGCACCATGGACTCACCGAAATTCACCACCTCAAGCGGATTGCAGAATCGAGAGCAGTAGTGGCAGCGGACGCCGACAACAATGCCAAACGCGAGGGGCGAAATCACGTACGCTTCGCCACCTGCGAGTTGGCTCCGCGAATAGCCGCTCGTTCAGAAGCGTCGCGCGCCAGCATGGAGTTGGCGATTTGCTGCCACATTCGTTTGAGTTTCGGCGTGCGCGCCTTCTTGGTGTGGCGCGTCGCATCTTTCGTGTCCCAAGGCATTACCGCAACAGGTTTCCCGCGATGACGCGCTGCATCGATGAGGTCTTCGCGAACTGCGGCGCGCGTGCCTTCCTGCCTGGGCCAAACATTTTGCCGACGTGAGCCTGCAGATGCTCGATGGAAGGATGGATGGTAGGTTGTTCCGGCTCCGTGAACATGTCCCGGCTTTTGGACGGAAACCGCCGAACCGTGGAGGTGAATCCGCCCTGCGCCGGCTCGATCGTCATGCTGCGGATCGCGCTTGATCGACCCGGCCTCACGACAGCATCCTTTCGGCGAGCTGCTTGTGCCACGGCTTCGTCGCACTTTTGACCTTCTTCAGCCGCGGGTTCTCGCGTTTCGCCGTCGCGGAAGCGCCGCGCGTACGGCTGGCGAGAATGGCACCCGCGCGTTCCTGCGAGATCCCCTCTCGCTTCGCAATCTCGCCCTGAGCTGCTCTAAATCCCGGATGTGCCGTCCCCATCGCGCGTATTCTCCTTAGCCTCCTTCAGCAAGATCGCGGGAATCTCGAGAGCAGTCTTCAAGCCGGCAATAAAGCCCCGTATCGTCGCTGTCTCCGTCTCGTTGTGCGGTAACACCAGGTCATCCACCTTCCGAGCAAGCGCCAGTTGAAGCCTCTCACGAATTAATTGCCATCCGGCCGACCCGATCGTAGTGCTGATATTCCGGTAATCGATCCCATCGAGCTTATCCTGGCGCCTCTTACGCTCCATTAGACAAGGCTTCCCCTTCGCCGGTCGCGTGCTTTCTGACCCCCTTTGTGCAACCGACATTGGGGGTGCTCGCGTCATTCAGCCACCGACAATGCCAGCCGACAGGCTCGTCACAGTTTGAATTGCCAAAGCTGTGGAAAGCAACGGGCCGAAGGCTTAGAACGATGACATTCACGTGCGAGGTTCTCAGGTTGACAAAGGCTTTACAGAGCGGATGCAACTGTGGGGAAGATGTATTTCAGAGTCCGCAGCCTCAGCAGCTTCTCCTGGTTCTCGTTTCGGGGCCAATCGAAGCCAGGCGAGCAAACTTCATCTCACTACGAGCTCAGACAGCCGAGACGCTCGATGCCAACATCGGAGGCAAGAATCCGTCCGGGATGACGCTTCTTTGTTTTCCGCGCTCTCTCGATAGCGACTCTTGCACTCTCCGTTCTGAATGGCCACGCGCATCGCGTTTGGTTGCGAGGAACAGATGCAGGGCTAGCTTCTCAGGCCGACTTAATGACTCGCTTGGCCAACAACGGCCTCGCCAGCCCCGATATCGTCAATCAACGCCTGGTCGTCTGCTCGGGAGGGTTCCTGAGGAAGAACGCAGTTGTAATCGGCGTTCTACCGATTTTCAAGCCGAGATCCGCCGAAGGCCAGGTCTGAAACTTCGTCACGCTTTCATGACGGGATCTTCTGTTGATCGTTAGGACATCACTTTCAATCCCCGGCAGCCCTGCAATCTTCGCCTGGTATCTCCACGAGACCTCGCCGCCGCCGCGGGAAATGCATCAAATAGCGTTGCCACTTGCTCGTCGCCTCATAAGCGTCCCTCCCAGCACAATGGGTCTGCAACCGCTCCGCATTCAGATTCGATATGTCATAAAGGAACTCGATTGCTTCCGGGTCCGAACCCGTCACGATCGCAGCGCCGGGAAAACGTTGCAGCATCCAGGGCGCGCACGGATCCGAGGCTCCTCCCGGCAAACCAATCGAGTGCACCTCCGGTGACAGGTCCCGTTCTCGACGCAACCCGCGTTGCATCCCTACAACCGAAGACGCTGCGGCGCGTAAATCGTCTATCCACCGCGTCAGCTTCTGACCCCATCCGGCTTCGCGCAAGATCTCTACCAATTCGCTCAAAACAAGCTCACCCAGCACGTCTCCTGCTACCTGTACCAACGCTTCCGCCGTGGCCGCCGCGGGCTCGCATCTCATCCGCAAGAACGCTACCCGCATTGCCGCCGTTACCGGTGGCGTCATCTGCTTCGAAGCCACAACCTCAGCCAGTGCACGGCCGTATAACTCCACCCGTCCGGGGTGCGGCTCTACGAAGCAACCTTCGGGTAGCGCAGTCATCTCCGCTTCCAAGCAGCCGCATAGTGCTTTGGCTCGGCCATCCGAGTCCCCGGCTGTCACCTGCTCCAAAATTGCATCCGCGATCTCAACCTCAAAGCGCCGTGCATCTGCCGCTGCAACCGATTCGAGGTGCCGAGCAAGCGTTTCCCATGCCGGCCGGTACAAACTCCGCACGATGCGAGCTGGTCGTTCGATTGATGCCTCACCTTCCGCAGCGGCGTGTAGCGCCTGCCAACGTCGCGCTCCCAGAAATCCCGCTGCACCTGACGTCACAAAACATACGATCAGGATATTGGCTGTGGCTCCGAACAACATCGCCCCTACAGCACCCGTGGCCGCGCATATCGCTGCAGCCCATATTTCTCTACGCACGTTCGCAAAAGCTGTGGTCTGAGTGGGCGTTATAGCCCTGCGATAGCCTTCCAACCGTCGTTCCGCTTCATTGCATTGGCCGCTAAGTTCTGCCGCCAGCGCATTCGATTGCCCCTCGAGAACCGCAGAACTTTCCGACGCCCGTTCGCGCACAGTTGCGGTGCGTTCCTCCACCAAACGCGACAAGGTCTCATGCGAGTAAGGATTCGCCGGGTCCACAGCCGCCTGCATTCGGTCAGTCACTTCATGGGCTATGGTGCCTGCATCCGCTCCGTGCTTCCGCAGACGCCGCTCCAGTATCCGCCGTACCTCGTCGGGGCCCGGCATCCCTTCGGAATCCGCCCTCGCGATTGCTGCTCGGACCTGATCACCAAACTCAGGTTTGTTCAAGCGGTCGCCCACCGCCGTAACTGCTTCCCGGCCGTCGCGAAACCATTCATGATCGACAACGGCCCTTCTTGCGTCCACCTCGCAATCTCGAAGCCAAAAAAGGACAGTCGCGATGGCGACCGCGCGATCCAGCCGCTCGCCCTTAACGAGCTTCGCAACGGCGCGCGCATTCCAAATGAAGCTCGCTTCGCCCTTCTTCAGCATCGGCATAGCCCTCCTCGTCAATCCCATGACCTTTCATTTTCCAACCGCAACATCGCGGGTCGCATAAGGTTATTCGCCCGCGACTTCCGGATACTCCATCCCGCCGCTGTGGTGTAGAAATACAAGAGCATCTCCGCGGCCGACTCCAACACGGCCTTCTCGTCGTGCTGCAGGCGTCCCGTGGCCTCCAGTCGGTGCACTTCATCGAACAGCGGACCCACTTGCTCCGCGGCAACGTCCGCACCTAAGCGGAAACTCAGAGCATCGCGCGACCGCTCCATGGCATATTCCACATCCTTATCCAACGCATAATTCAGCGCCGATTTCCGGTCTTCTTGACCGTCCTGCGGCCGATAGTGTCCTGCTAGCACGAGGCCGTGAATTGCCGCCTCTATTCCTCGCTTCGTCGCTAGCCATCGCCCGGCGATCGATACGGGCAGCAGCGCCCCGCTGCCGGTGCCACCTTCACCGCCCACAATGATCACGATCGTCGGCTTCGCGCGCAGTACCGACCCGTCTGGCAAGTCCCGCTTCGTCGTTAGATCATGCATAGCTTTCCCATTCGGTGCAACGTCGGCGAGCGCTGCGCTCAACATGTCCACCCAAGAAATTCCGCCTGACAATTCCGGGTCGTCAGCACACGCGGCCAGGGCGCCGCGCACCAGCATGGGAATCTGCGAGCCTTCAGCGCCTGTGTACTCGTCTAAAACATCCGCCGCCAGCACACCTTCCAACCACGTCCAACTCGGATCTTTGGACCGCATTTTCTGCGCGATCTCCCGTTCCAATCCGCCGAAAGACAACAGGCATAGTTCCCCCGGCGCGAGTTCTGCCGCGTCCCACTCCTGCGCGGTGACCTCGCGGCTGAACTGTGCTCGCGGAGCCTGTGGCGCATCAGACCCGAAATCGATCGCCAGCCAGCGCATGCATTCGGGCAAACACCCCAAAACCTGTATCATCCGCGCGCGCAGCACCAATAAAAGAACCGACGCCATTCCACCCAACGCTACGAACACCAAAGGCGAAAACACGTAACGTTCCAAGTACTTCAGGCTCTTCTCCATGCGATTCACCTCTCCACCGTTTTGATAACCATCTCCGGATACACCTCGAAAACCTCGCGTCCGATTCCGATCTGCGCGCCGCCCGGTGGCAGCGTCTGCCGAACCCCTGGGGCAATTGTCTTCTTACCTACCCGCACAGGCGCACGTCCGATATTGGCGAGCGTCATTCGATCATCCAACGCCAACTCCAACCGCAGCAGCACTCCTTCCGCGCCCGCGACCTCAATCTCGGCCAGGGGATCGTCGCCGATGGTTATCTCCCTCCGGTCCTCTGTTCCCAGTGAGACCCACTCAAGTGAGCCCGCCCGCTGTACGGTGTACGTCATCCCTTCTAACGTGTCGCTCGACGGGAGACGTTCTTCTATGGGAAACTCCACGGCAGCTTCCAACTCCGCCCCATCATTGTTAGGTGCGTGGCGCAGACGAACAAGCACGATCACCAACACGACCATTAGGGCAACCGCGATGGCCGCCGCGAGCAACCAACGATGAAAGTCGGGCGCGGGTGAAGATTTCGGCGGAAGTACGGGCGCCTGTAACCGCAGCACGGCGCGCCAGTCCGGCAAAGTTCGCAGGATGCTAATACCCGGTTTCGATGATGACAGCGGCTCATTTCCAGTTACGCGCACGAACAACTCCGTTCCGGCCGGCAGCTTCACCTCGTTTAAAACCTGCTGGAAACTTCGCCCACGATAATGGCTCTTGCGTTCCGGCATGTTCTTGCAGTCAGAAATGAGCACAAAGATGTGACGGCCAGGCAAACCATTCATGCTAGCGACGCTGTCGGCCATCGCAGCCGCCAGATCGGTATTCATCTCCGCGGGCCGCGCTGCATCCAACTGCCGCAGCGCCTCTGAACGGCGTGCTGAATTGATGTTTCCATCAAACACACGGTGCACGCTTCCACCAAGGGTGAAGATAGTGGCATGCGTCCCGTCGGGCAGAGTCTCAATGATCCGCTTGGCCTCGCTTTGCGCCTCGGCCCACACCGTCGCCTCGCTGCGCGAGGTATCTAATCCCACGGTCAGTGAAACTTGCGCCTGCGCTATCACCATCGCCGCCATCGTCAAAAACGGGCCTCTCATCGACTACCTCCTTTCTCCAAAACGCGAGATCCCGCGATAACCTCACGCACAATTAATGCAGCGCTGCTGCCGCCCTCCAACTCGAGCGGTCTACCGCTTCGCCAACGCACGCGTACCGTGGTGATATACCCCGTCGCCGAATCGATTGCGATACACCACGACCCACCTCTGCCCTGCCAATAGCCCCGGCGGAAGAATCCTGCAGTGCCGGTCTTTGCCGCAATAGGATGTTCCTCCGTCAGGCGCGAAAGTTGCCGCGCTGCCGTTCCGTGCGAACTGACCTTCTCCATCGCCGACCGCACTTGCTCCGCCACCTCCGGCCGGAATACTCGCGCACGGGCCGGTTCATACAACACGGCCCCGGTGTTCGCGTCAGTAATGGATGCGATCGGCGAGGCCTCCACCCGGTACCCTGGCCGATCGTACGAGAACTTCAGGAAATTTCCGGCGACTAGCATGGGCGACCCCGTCACTCCGGCGCCGATCACCACTGGAAGATACGGCCCAACCACGTGGTATCCCTGTGTGCGCAGGTGTTCCACCACCTTCGGCAGCCCAATAGCCCGCGCCACTGCGTATGCGTCCTCGTTAATGCTATGCGCCAGACCGTCCTCCGCGAGATCGTGCCGGCCCGGAATGCGCTCATGCATTGAGGTCAAGATACCTTCCTGCAAGGCGAGTGCATAGTGCTCCGGCTTGATTTGCGAGGCCATGTCATCGGGTTCGTTTACCAGTCCGGTCTGAGCCAGAATCGCGCCCGATCCGTCGATTAGTACGGCGTCGACATCAACGTGGTCGTCGTGATGTTGCCGAACCGGCAGCCGTGGTGTGAACTCCGCAATACCGTCTCGTACTGCCTTCATGAGTACAGCTTCGAGCGCCGCGTCCTCATGCACTGCAACTTCGAGATGACGGGCATGAGCCTCGGGCACAACTTTGCGAACTGCCTCGAACAATGACGTAGCATGCTCAACATGTGCCCTCGCAGCCGCTTGCGAAGGAGTTGCGAGTGCACTGAGAAACTGATCGGCCGCCTCGCGTCGCTGGGCGCCTGTGATCCACCCTCTGTGCTCGGCAACGTTCAGAACGGCCTCCATGCGCTCGCGAAGTCGATTCAGTCGCTGTTCAAACCTGGGCTCATCCTCCCCATCGCGTTTGTAAGGGAACAACACGCTCGGAGCCTTGAGACGCGCCATGAGTTCCGCCGCCTGCGCAATTGTGAGCTGCGTATGGTCGACGCCGTAGAATACGCCTGCGGCGCTCGCAATCCCGATCACCTCATGCCCACCTGCGGTTCCGAACGGACACATGGAAAGATAAAGCCGCTCGATCTGTTCCCGCGAGAAGCGGTCGTCAACTCGAAATGCGACTAACATCTTGACGACTTTTTCGCGCCACATTCCCGCGCTCAGCCCCGGGCGTATGCCCACAAGAAAGCCGCTCACCTGCTCCGAAACGCCGCTAGCGCCCTGCCGTTGTTTCCGGTGCAGAGCATAGTGTTCGAAAGAGGCGAAGGCGGCGCGTATTAGCGCGATCGGGTCAACGTTCGTGATGCGGTCAAGGAAACGTTCATCCTCGGCGGCCAGTAGAAGCGACTCCTCGGTCTTGGTGATCTCCCCGACTGGATCGTTCAGCGAATAATTGGCGCCTGCTAGCGCCTTTACGGAGATCGGCCCGTCTGGTCTGTCGACCGTAATGACGCCAAGCTGTTGCCGGACATCGCTCGCTCTCTGGATTAACAGCCCGTCGTATTGCCAGGCGAGCCATAAGGTCAGCAGGATCTGAACGAACACCGCGGCTAGTGCTCCAATCGTTGCAGCCTTCGTTACGCGGCACTTGAATGTCAGCGCGGCAAAAGCGCTAAGCGCAGCCCCGAAGAACGCAAAGTCGGCGCTCCGCGCCACGAATGCGCGTAGATATGCGCCCCCGTGGACCGCATCCGGCCGCGTCCGCAACGCGACCATGATTAGCAGGAACAGTAGGGCAATCGCCCCCGCGAAAAGGTGGGAAGCCAAACGTACCGGCGTCCGCCCCGTCGGCACCGATGGAATCGTGGAGAGAGTCGCCATATCCCAGTAACGAGGATTGGCCGAAAGTCTTACTTATAGGCGGTGTTGTTTGTTCCGTTGACGTAGGTAACCTGCTCTGCTCCTCAGAATGAACCGAGCCCAACACGCGAAAGCAAGAACACCTGTGCTCGTAGCGGCGCCGAGGCGGTTGCACCGAACTACGAATCGTGGTCAACCACTGCTCCCTCGAGAACAGCTATCATCAACACTGCAAGTGCATGACGTCAACCACCATTCCACGTGGGGTTCTGATGGTCGATGGAGCATGATGTGCCCAGTTTGCAATGCCCACGCTGAGATCGACACGGACCAAGCGTTCGCCGGACGCAGAGGCAGCAGTAGTTTCAATCCCTTTTCGCTTCGGGGCACCTCCGTCACACAACAGAAACTGGTACCCGCGGTCGTCTTACCGCGTTTTAATCCCCTTCGCTTCGGGGCACCTCCGCCACCGGTGCGCTGGCCGAGGATGCCGGGCTGACGGCGCTTGGTTTCAATCCCCTTCGCTTCGGGGCACCTCCGCCACTCTCGGTTGTCTCGTCGACCGCGTTGTTTTGTTGCAGTTTCAATCCCCTTCGCTTCGGGGCACCTCCGCCACGGGAGTGATTGCTCACTCCCTGCCGGCGTTGCCGGTCTGTTTCAATCCCCTTCGCTTCGGGGCACCTCCGCCACCCAAAACCTCTCCCCGCAGTGGACGGGGAGGTAGCCGTGTTTCAATCCCCTTCGCTTCGGGGCACCTCCGCCACGGGTTGATTCCTATTTCCAAGCCTGACACTTCAGGAATGTTTCAATCCCCTTCGCTTCGGGGCACCTCCGCCACCTGAGAAAATTTGGGTCGGCGTTAAGGTCCACGGCGACGTGTTTCAATCCCCTTCGCTTCGGGGCACCTCCGCCACTTGGGCGAGACTAATACCCAACCACCCGTACCGGCCGTTTCAATCCCCTTCGCTTCGGGGCACCTCCGCCACGGTAAAGGTTGGGTTTGCAGAACCCAACCCAACAGGTTTCAATCCCCTTCGCTTCGGGGCACCTGGGGATTCCACCGAAGGCGAACATCGATTCCGGGAGGAACGCGAACGGCATTCCGGGCCGAAGGCGAAAATTCTCGGAGCGTAGCGACGCTGGCAGTTTGATTTTGCAATAAGTGTTCGCGTTCGTCAAGGAAAACCGGTCCGGAGCGCAGCGAAGGTAGAAAGCCGCAAGCGGAGAAAGGGGTGCGGGGAAAGGGGCGGCAGCCCTTGTCCCCGCCCCAGCACTCAGAAGCCCTGTGAGCGTCAGCTCGCAGCACTGCGCTTCTTGCGCATGGAATCGCCGCGCATTTCGATCCGATGCGCGTTATGCACCAGTCGGTCGAGGATGCCGTCGGCAGCAGTGGGATCGCCGATCTGTTCGTGCCAACGCAGCACCGGCAGTTGCGAAGTGAGGATCGTCGAACGCGTTTGATAGCGGTCCTCGCAGATCTCCCAGAAGTCTCGCCGTTCGGTTTCGGCTAGAGGAGCCATGGCCCAATCGTCGATCACCAGCACGTCGATTCGGCCCAACCGGGCGAGCAGACTACGCAGACTACCGTCGGCTCGGGCGATTGTTAGATCACGGAACAGCGCCGGCGCTCGCGTGTACAGCGCTGAGTATCCATCGCGGCAGGCTTTCTGTGCCAGCGCGCACGCGACGAAGCTCTTGCCCACACCAGTGGGTCCGAGTACGAAGATGTTTTCGTGCTGCTCCACCCACGCGGACTTTTGCGCCAGTGCGCGAATCACGCTTTTATCGAGTCCGCGCGAGGTGCGGTAATCGATGTCCTCGACAGCGGCGCCTTTGAGTCTCGCTGCCTGCAGCCGGCGTGCGAGTGCTTGATTTTCGCGCCAGGTCCACTGTTGATCCACCAACAGACTCAGCCGTTCCAAAAAGCTCAACTCGCGCATGGCCGGATCTTGCTCCTGGACCTTCAAAGCATCCAGCATGCCGAACAGGCGCATGGCCGACAGTTTTTCCATCATTGGTTCCTGTAGCATGGGGTTGCTCCTATTCGAAGTACTCCGGGCCGCGCAGATTATCGTGCGGCGGAGTGGAGGACTGCGGCGAAGGAGATAGCGGCACTTGATCGATCGAGTTTTTCAGGATCGATTCGACGCTTTTGTAGCGGCAGGCGTTGCTGAGCAACGCTCGCTCGCACGCTGCCTCCACGCGCCGTGCTGAATACTTCTCCGCCAACCGGATGATGCCCAGGCAACCGCGATAACCCATTTCCGGATGCGGCTTGTCGCTCATGATCCGCTCAAATAAACGCGCTGTGTTCGGCCCGATGGTTTCCGCCCAATGGATCATGCGCGAAGGAGTCCATTCCAGATGCGCGCGGTGACTCTTGGGGCGGTGCTCGTCGTTGGTGACGGCCTGTCCGCGTCCGCGATGACGCAGGTGCGAGGCCACGCGCGCGCCTTTGTGCAGGATCTCAACGATGGTTGGCGTCGAGCGGATCTCCACCAGTTCGTGCACGAGGTTGTACGGCACACTATAAAAGTTCGCATCGAAGGCGACGTGGTAATCGATGTTGACGCGCGCCCGCGACCACTGACTCAAGTCGAACGGTTCCGAAGGTAGTGGCTTCAGGGCGGGTCTGTCCACGGCCTCCCACACGCTGGCTCGCGTTCCGTCTTTTTTGCGAAACGGCCGGTGGTTGAGGTTGTGAAGTAGCTCACCAATCGCCGCGTTCAGGTCCTCTAGGGAAAAGAACTTGCGATGCCGCAGCGCCGCCACGATCCATCTCTGGGCCACTTGCACCGCATTTTCTACTTTGGCTTTGTCGCGCGGCTTGCGCGGCCGCGCCGGAACAATGCCGAACCCGCAGTGCCCGGCGAAGTTGTAATAGGTCGGATTCAGATCGGGATCGTAGCGGTGCGCCTTGGTTACCCCGGTCTTGGTGTTATCAGGCACCGCCAGCGACGGGATTCCATGAAAATGTTCGAAGGCGTGGACGTGCGCTTTCAGCCAGCATTCCATCTGCATGTCGCGCGTGGCCTCAGCCCAAGTGTAGGAGCTTGCTCCCAGTGCGGCCACAAACAGCGGAGCCTGCCAGGCTTCACCCGTCCGCGGATCGTGCACCGGAATGGTCGCGCCCGCCCAATCTACAAACATCTTCTCCCCCGGCTTGTGCTCCTGCCGCAGCACCACATCAAGCTTCGCGCGCCAGCGCTGGTACAAATAACAGAATCGCGAATAACGATAGCCCTCCGGATTCACGGCGCGATATTCTTCCCACAACAACTGCAGCGTCACGTGCTTGTTAGAACGTAGCTCTTGGTGGATGTGTGTGAAGTCCGGCGACGGGCGTTCTGCGCGAGGCGGTTTCCTGCTGGCGTCTTCGGGAAACAGCACCGCTTCCAGCTTGGTTTCGTCCCAGCCCTCGGGCAACGGCCACGTGATCTTGGCCGCCTCGGCACGCTTCAGATACTTGTGCACCGAACTCGTCGCGATCGCACAACTGCGCCCGATCTGCTGGTAGCCCAACTTCAGTTCATGACGGAGGCGAAGCACCTCCTTGAGTTTCCGCATGGACAGTCTCCTGGCTGGCAATCTCCCTCACTTTCAGAGGGAGGTCTTGCCATTGTGATGTCCAGCGTCACTCTGCTTGTGGAAATCATTCCGGGCCATCGCGAAAACGATTCCGGGTTCTGAGCGAAAACCGTTCGCCTTCCCGCCGGAATCCTCGTTCGCGATCACCCCGGAATCCCGTTCGCCTTCATCCCGGAACGATTTTCGCGTTCACCCCGGAATCGCGTTCGTCTTGGCGCGGAATCCCCAGCACCTCCGCCACTTTTGGGGAAGGATGCAAGTCCGACCCCTCCGCCGAGTTTCAATCCCCTTCGCTTCGGGGCACCTCCGCCACATATTCCGGCTATATGGTGTGGCAATGGTGCAAAAAGGTTTCAATCCCCTTCGCTTCGGGGCACCTCCGCCACTCTGGACGTTTGCAAGGAGTTAGCTGAATCCATGAAGCGGCTGTTTCAATCCCCTTCGCTTCGGGGCACCTCCGCCACCCTCTTGATGTTGACGGTGGGAGACGCTTACAACAAGTTTCAATCCCCTTCGCTTCGGGGCACCTCCGCCACAACTTGCCAAACTACGATGAGGAGACGCTTGCCCACCGGTTTCAATCCCCTTCGCTTCGGGGCACCTCCGCCACATATTACGAACGTTTTCCCCCGGGGCCGGCCTGACCGTTTCAATCCCCTTCGCTTCGGGGCACCTCCGCCACTATCGAAGTCGGACAGTTCACAGAGGAAGGGACGGTCGTTTCAATCCCCTTCGCTTCGGGGCACCTCCGCCACAGCTGCGCGCCGTGGACATTTGGGTAGCCTACGGACCAGTTTCAATCCCCTTCGCTTCGGGGCACCTCCGCCACGCTGAAAAAGCTAAGCCCTAGCGTAGATAGATAGTAGTGTTTCAATCCCCTTCGCTTCGGGGCACCTCCGCCACGTTATAGACCTTGGTTGGGGTGTTGGCGAGCTTCGCGCGTTTCAATCCCCTTCGCTTCGGGGCACCTCCGCCACGCAGATCTGCAAGGAGGATCATGGAACCCACGAAAAGGTTTCAATCCCCTTCGCTTCGGGGCACCTCCGCCACCGTCAGTTGACCAGCGTCGTCACAACACTTTGACCGGTTTCAATCCCCTTCGCTTCGGGGCACCTCCGCCACCTTAGCCATTCAGGACCAAGAGATGGTGATTATGGCGTTTCAATCCCCTTCGCTTCGGGGCACCTCCGCCACGTCCATCATGTGCACGGAAGGGTGCCCCTACACCTGTGTTTCAATCCCCTTCGCTTCGGGGCACCTCCGCCACTCTGAAAGAGGGCGGGGTGGTCACCAACCTCGTTTCGTTTCAATCCCCTTCGCTTCGGGGCACCTCCGCCACAGCCAGTGGAAA